TTTCCTTTCTTACTATAGGATTGATTACGTTACCATTTCTATCATAAGCAAGATGTTTATTATTCAATAAAGGTTCATCATCTTTAACGGGTGCCTTCTTTACGTTAGATAACTCTTTGAATCCTTTAGCCATAGTAAAAATTGTGCTCCAAAATAATTCAATGCACCTATTATAAAACCCCTTGATTACTATGTCAAGTTGGTTCACATAATACTCAAAAAGATACTTAAAAAGTACCAGCATCTAATTCTGATATCGTACCTAACTTTCTACGAATGTCACGTAGTTCTTCAAAGTCTTTCTTCTTAGTACCACCATCATACTCCCAAGCATACCCTTCAGTAATCATCTGTTCATTAAGTGATGTCTCAGCATCGCCAATGTATAACCAACCAAGAAGCCTACCATACTTACCCATGCCACCTTTAAGTTCTGTTCTGATAACAAGTTCATCATCTCCTTTGATTGCTCCATCAAGTTTCTCCTTCATCCAGTTAGTAGCATCCAATCCAAGTATTTTCTCTTCTTTATCTCGTGTCCTCTTCTCAGGAGTATCAACACCAGCTATACGAACTCGTTCTTTTTTTGTAAGATCAAAACCTAAGTCTATCGTAACATCAATCGTGTCACCATCAACCACTCTATTCACCTTGATCACTCTAAAATTATAACAACTCTTACGACTTGGTGGAACCATTACACCCATGATACATATGCAACTAGCTGTATTTAGAAATAGTTATCTTCTCATATGCTTTTGCATTTGATCAATAGTATACTTCATATTTTTGAAGATAGTTTGCATGTCTGCATCACCAAATCCAATGTCTTTTGATGAAGCTTGTATCTTTTTCTTCATTGCTTGTGCTTCTGGATCATCAGACAATGATAACCTTGTCCACATAACCTGTTGCTTATCTAATAACTCCTTTACTGATTGCATATGTTCCCACTTAGCTTCATCACTCATGTAAGGGAACTTCATTATCACTGTGTATAATTCTTTTTGTAAATCAGTTATATCTTCCATCTCTCGACGAACAGTTTCTGATTCAAAAAACTTACTCATTGATACCTCTCTTTGATTCTTTCTAAAAGATAATTTTTGTACTTATTTCTATCGATATTTAGAAACGGTAAGTACTTCCTTATCTTTAGTCCTACGGTTTTCCATACAGGATCATCTAGTTTCTTATCGTAATCTTTACAGTAAGAAAATAGTCTTTCATATATTACCATATCTTCTACACTAATGCTACCAGAAAGATGTTCTTTGAGTATGGGTGGATGACCTTTAGATGTATCAAAGAACTCTTCATAATCATATTGATCCATCATACTCTCCGACTGTTGTTTGAAATTATAAAACAAACTCTGCTGTCTTCTCATCCAATCTTTATACACTACCTCACCTGTCCTAATAATATTTCCTATCCATACACCCTGAGGATTATCTGTTGCTACAAAGTTAGACAAGAAGAAATCTTTTACCTCAGCATCTTTATACTTACGAGATGTTTTCTCAAAGAAATACCTATCCTTTCTCTTATAGAAAGAATCTATCTTAGCTCTTGATGAACCACCATACTTATGGTAGTCATACTTCTCCTTAGTGAAGTGGTTCTTGAATGCAAGATACTGTTTGTAAGTATCAAACGGAGTCATAGGTGTCTTGATCATACATTGGCACATTTTTTTTCATTTTAGCATCCAACTGTTGAGTTGCGGTAAACCAAACAGGATTACGTGGACACATAGTACAGATGTCATGTGGTTTCAATACCTCATCAAAGGATGCTCTAAGATCTGACTCTGAACCATGTATACTTGTTGGTTTGTATGCCAGATACTTTTGCCACTCTGGATCATTAATTTGATCAGTAGCATGAAGAGACTCCCTAAGATATGAAATCATAGGACACTTCCATAGATGACCATTATACAGCTGACTGTTAGGACATGAGCAATGTGTAAAGCTTTCTTTAGGATTACCCTCTTCAAATGGATAGTATTTTATTTGATCATCCTTGAACTCATACTTTACGATGTCAAACCACTGTCTAGGTTTACCATCTGGTACTCTAAATGCTTCACTAAACTCTAATAAATTTTCAGTATCTACACCTCTAGATCTGAGATATCTCACAAACTTTGCTGCGTTCTCCCAGTTGACAGATCCTTGTGGTTTGTACCATGGTTTGTGGAAGGTAAGTCTAAACACTATACCCTTCAACATCTCATCTGCAATCCACTCCTTCTCTTGTAGAAGTCTAGATCCATTACTGAATAGTTTTATATTACATGTCTGTCCTGTTGCTTCTGCTACTTCTCTTGTTACCTTTACTATCTCCTTTGTCCTTGGTTCCAGTAAAGGTTCACCACCTATGATACTAATGTGACTCCACACATATATCTTTGGTAGTATATTTTCTATGTCCTTCTTGAGTGCATCTATATCTACTCTACTATCAACACCTAGTAGACTACTGTTATGATTACATGCTCTACATGCTAAGTTACATCCATTGATAACATGAATGCTTAATAATCTTGTGGTAGGACGTTCAGCCTCAAGCGATGCAATCTCTTCGGGAGTGCATTGTTTGAAGTTGCTTATCCAAAATCCCCTTTGCTCCCTTACATAATCAACGCTTTTAGAAATCTCTTTGAGCTTTTCCTCTGGCAATTGATTACTTATCTTAGCAAGAGTCCACTCCTTGAGTTTCATATGCTAAAGAACTTAGCCTTCGACGTTCTCTTTAAGTAATTTAGTTCACTAGCAGTTCCTCTAAGCTTTTCTTTCAAAGGTTTAGAGATTAGTTTGGATACTGATTCAATCTCAATGTTATTCTCATCACAATAGTGACAAATTGCTTCAATGTAATTCATAGAAGCATTAGAACTCACAAGATTCTCTATATCATTGGAGAATTTATCCTGACATAGGAACTTCTTTTTTAATAAAGCTCTCATTTCAGTTTTGGTTTTCACTGGTTTTTTCTTTGACAAATTTCTTGATGTAAGTGATTAGTAGTTTCATATATTTCATCTTATCATACTCTTCGTAAACTTGCACCTCTCCGTTAGCACACGTCATAATTATGACAAGTTTTTTAACGGGGATGTCTGTACGTTCATAGAACATACAAGCATAGGCTGCTGCCTGTACAAAATAGTTCTCAATCCAGTCTCTTGGTTTAGGTTTCTCTGCCGTTTTGAAATCTATTATGGATAGTTCACCATTATACTCTGCAATACAGTCTACTGTACCTGCAACACCTAACTCTAGACTGTATAAACTCTTCTCAAGAGCGTATATATTATTTATATTTTGTAACGTTTTCTTAGCTTGTTGGAACAACATCTTCGGACCTGGTTTATCAAACTCAACATCCTTATTGAAAAGATACTTCTCTATAAGACTATGAGTAGCAGTTCCTCGTGAAGTAGCACGTTTGGTAATCCTATTTGCCTCGTCCTCACCTACTCTCTTCCTCCATTCAACAAAGATTTCTTTATTGAAATGAGAAGTAACTGAAGTGATAGACACCATTGGTCTACCTTCTACAGTATAGTATCGGACTCCATCAATATTCCTCCTACTCAGAGCAGGGAGATCACACTCTACATGTTTAAACATTACATACCGAGTTCAATTTTACTTGTTAGGTAACTCTTGACGAGTCCAGACCTAACGATATCTTCAACACCAAATTCTATTTGAGAGAACTCAGGCATGAGTTGAAGGATCTTCATGAAGTCTAGGATACCATTCTTTTCATTGGTCTTTGTAAGATCTGTTTGTGCTACGTCACCGCAGAACATTATCTTACAATTTTCACCAACTCTCGTTATTATACTATCTAACTCGTGAAAGTTCAAGTTCTGTGACTCATCCACTATAATTATTGAATCATCTAACGTACATCCTCTTAGGAAACTTGTTGACCAGAACGTAACAGACTCCTGTGTCTTCAAGTTACCGTAAAGCATCTCAAAGTCAGAATCAGATGGCATCTCAAACATATACTTCACCATATTTTTATATGGTATCTGATATAAGAATGACTTATCCTCGTGGTCACCTGGTAGGAAACCTATCTCTCTTGTAGACACAAGAGATCTTACTATAACAACCTTATGGTATGGTGTCATAGGATTAAGTACTTCCTTGAGTGCCAAGTACAGAGTAATAAAAGTCTTACCCGTACCAGCAGCACCATACAAGAATAAATTATTGCCTTCATTATATTCTTTGAAGACAACCTCTTGATTCTTAGTGATAGGATCGACATTGATCATCATGTCATGTCCTAAAGGTTTCTTCCTTCTCATTTGCTTCGCAGTTAGACCTGTTCCGACTTGAGGTGAAGTTCTTTTTTTTCTTGCTGGCATTACATGTACCGTCCGTTCTGAGGTTTTACATTAGAACCAGGTACTTGACCTACCTTAGATAGAACTTCATTCCATCCTCCATCTGTTCTACTGTAAACATCCCCAGTCGCACTGACTACTCCACCAGATCCTTTAGACCAATCTTTATCCCAGTCAGGATTATCTTTTCTGAATTGATCATACTCCTTCATAGACATGACTAACTCTTTAGTCTCGCCTGTTTCTTTATTTTTGATGGGATAAGTTGGCATTAGAACTTCACAATGTGTTGTATTTATTTGGTAATGATGACTTTTCTTTTCACCTTTTCCTGTATCGCTGCACTAAAGTGTAGTGGTCTAGAAGTACACATGTTGCATACTTTTTCAGGAACCCTACTATTATAGCAGAACTTCTGCAAATCTGTATCATTACAATCAACAGGTACTCCATCAACAATATATTCTTGCCATTCAGGGTCATCATTCTGTTCTGTGACTGATAATAACTCTCTCAGAAAGGCAGTGTTAGGACACTTCCAAAGTCTACCATTATATAACTGGGTGTTAGGGCAAGAGCATACCTTAAAACTCTTAGCGATTTTGTTATGATTATATGGATATACTTTATCGTCTCGTTTTTTTACAGAGTTGAACCACCGATCCTTTCCCGTGTGATGTTCGGTGACCAGCACCTTAGGATGATTAAACTTTCTAATAATATCAACAACCTCTGGAAGATGTATACTTATTCTAAGATAAACTCTTGGGTCTTCTAATACTTCTCGTATCCATCCTTCGTTTTGTAGGAGTAGTAAGCCATTGGAATAAAGATAGACAGGAGAATTAGTATGTGATCTACATGCATTGACAATCTCCTCACATCTTGGATTGAGTAATGGTTCTCCACCTATAACAGAGACCCTACCAATATCTATACGAGGAAGTATAATTTCTAAATCACGTAACAGTTCATCAGTATCTAACTTGCTACCTGGTGAGAAATAATTACTGAAATGATTACATCCTTTACAGGATAAGTTACATCCTATAGTAGAACTTACATCTAGTATATCTAATCTAGGTTTCATACGTTGCTAAGTATGCTGCACCGATAGCAGTACCACCATCATGTGCAATAGGTTCTACATATAAATTTATATCTTTGTCTAACATTTTATAATTAGCAACACAATTTAGAAACAGTCCACCACTACAAACTATATTCTTACTAAGTGATTTATCAATCAACCTTTCAAATCTATTCTCCCACCCATGCTGGACTGGTATCTTATTATAAGCACTCATACCCATAACCTTACCAGCATCTCTATGGTCCCAACCATATTGTATTGCTGTCTGCTCAAACATCCTACCATAACCAATAAACTCAGGATGAAAATGTTTCTTATGTATTACCTCCCAAGAAGGTGCAGAGAATATAGTTTCAATCTCAATAGCATCATCATATGATCCATTAGAATCAGCAACTATACATGATGCCTCATCAAAACCTGATCTATAAAATGCCATAGCAGCATGAGTGAGATGATGTTGTTTTCTATAATCTTTTATTACTGCTTGAGGAAACTTTCTTTTCAATGCACTCAAGTCTTTAACAGTATCAACTCTTTTATCACCCCTCATCCAAAAGGAATCAGTCAAGGCAATTATATCAGGACTATCTTCAATAAGATATAAAGTATCCTTTATACAATGATCCCATTTTCTTCTAGTAATTCTTTCTGATTCAATATACAATTCTATCTCACCACCTCTCATCAAACAGATAGATCCATTATTGGATAGGTTGACCCCTAGGACCAAAAAATTTGCTGAGTTTTTTTTCCCGATTTCTGTAATCATAAAGTCGATTTTGCCCTGAGTATAGAGATTTCTGGAAACCATAGAGCATCGATGTCAGTCTCTTCAAAACATTTGATTGCATCCTCAGGTGTCTCTACTAATGGATCACCTGCCATGTTGAATGAAGTATTGAAGAGCAAAGGTATCCCTGTCATCTGACAAAATGAATCAATCAATCTATAGTAATGAGGGTTCTGATCTAAAGATAATGTTTGTATCCTACAAGTCTTATCTACATGTAATACAGCAGGTATCTTATCCCATGTATGTTCTAATGCATTGACAGCATACATCATGTGTGGTGACTCTTTCAATCCTTTCATGTCAAACCACTCATGTGCACGAGATAACTTGACAGTCGCTGCGAAGGGTCTGAATGCCTCCCTACGCTTTATCTTATTGATTCTATCCTTTCCATTAGGATCTCTTGGATCGTACAGTATAGACCTATTACCGAGTGCTCTGGGACCAGCTTCTGATCTACCTTGGAATATTGCTACAACCTTTCTCTGTTCTAATAACTTTGCAACATACATTGAGTGAACAGTTTCACCTTCAATGTGTGACAAATCGTACTCAGGTCCGAGGTATAATGTTTTCATAATATGCTAGTAATGCTGATCCAATAGCAAGTCCACCATCATGTGCAATAGGATCTACATATAAATTTATACCCTCAATAATATCATAATTTGCCACACAATTCAAGAAGAACCCACCTGATACACAGATGTTCTTCTTACCTGTTAGATCTATAGTTTTCTGTATCATATACCTAGCATGTTTTTCAGCAGACTTCTGTAAATTATATGCTACATCTGCTTCCAACATCTTTGTACCATAATACTTAGTAGTATCTTTGCTTGGTCTTATATCTTTACTACAAATACTATGACCGTACTCTTCGTTCCATAAGTTTACGGGAGTATCTGGATGCCCATAAGCAGACAATCCCATAGTCTTACCAGCATCACGTTCATCAAACCCACAGTACCTAGAGATAGTTCTAAATGCTTGACCTATACTAACTCTATTACTATAGAAATTATTATCATCCCAGTATGGATCATGCAATCTATTAGACTCTTCTTCACTCCAGAAAGTTGAGTAATGTTTGAATACTGGTGCTAGATTATCATAGATGCTTTCAATCTCACAGAATCTATACCCACCATTGTCATGCACTGAACCTTTACCATCCATAACAAGAACAGCAGCATCATCAAACCCTGAGTTGTACAATGCATTGACCGCATGACATTCATGATGTCTATGTCTATAATCTATGATTGGTATCCCCTTATCTTTTATAATCCTTGTAAGATCATTCTTTTGTTTAGTTCTTAGAATGAATTTCTTTGGATAATATTTGGTATAGCAATCACATATGGTAACAGCATCAATAGAATCATCAAGATACTTACTGGCCAAAGACTTCGCACTTCTATCCCGTTTGATTCCTGTGACTCGTTCTTCTTCGAGATAAAATTCAACTTGTCCATCATTTATAATTGCTAATGAACCATTATGTGAAAGATTTATACCTGCTATTCTTTTACCCATTCAAGTGCCTCACTTACAGCAGGGAACTGATCTATAAAAACATTCTTACATTCCAAAGCAATATCCATGTGTTCTTTCTGTGTACCATGTGCTGATCGTAAGTTGATGTAGTGTACCCAAGACCTACATGATCCTGTCATGTATATTCTTGTTGGAGTAGCAAGAGGTAATACCATACGAGCACACTCCTTAGCAACACCAAGAGCAACCATCTGATTATATAATGACTGAGCAGAACTAAACAAAGTCTTAGTCTGTCTCTGTAACTTATCAATAGTATCTGGATCTAAATCATCAATACTATTCTGTCTATTCTTTGTGTCCTGTCTACGATACTCAGGTATAGGTATAGTAACATCACTATCCTTCAAGAGATTAGTGTCAGCATATCTCTGACTAAACTCTTGGAAAGTAAATGATCTATGACGTAAGATCTGTGCTGCAATAGCACGAGTAGTCTCAATCT